TGTCGGAGCTTTGACGTTCAAGCTGTCCTGCATGACTTTGCTGATGTCGATTGACAGCCTGCCAATCTTGCGCAAAAACTCTTTGTCGTCAAGTCGCAACGCCAACGAAACGGTTCCGGCATTGTCTTCCGCCATATCGTCACCCCCTTACTGTGTAGGATTAAAAAAAGCGGCCTTGAATGCCGCCTGTATCGATTCGACCTGCGCCCTCGCGGCGTCCGGGTTGTTTTCGATGAGTTTCTTTGCTTGCTTTGTTTGCCACTCTCGACGTATCCGCCGTTGTTCAGGCGTGAAGTGCTTGATGATATCTCCGTCTGTCTCCGAGCGGATATCAACGATTGCGCCCAACGGTGTTTCGGGACCTATTCCGGAGAGCAGCGCCGTAAACTCTGACCACGGCATGTAAGTTTCATGCCTCAATCGGATGCCGTACTGTTGAGCAAAGGACGCCTCGATCAACGACCAGTCTTCAAATATGTCGTAGTAATCTTTCGACGAATCGTTAATCTTTCCGAAATCGCGCCTCCGCGTCCTCGTAACTGATCCCCTGAATCGCCGCCATGCACCCGATGGACAGAACAACCATTCTGCTAAGACTTGTCGTCGCTCCCGGGTGATTCTTCTCGATCTCCTTGATTTGCTCTTTGCCTAAGAGCGACTCCAGCAGAATGCCCATGCTTTTAATGCTTTCTTCATCCGATAACTTGTCTGTTGCCGACTGCATTTTTAAGATGACGTTCTTGTCGTCGTTGATCGTGTATACCTCGTCCTCCGACAGCCTCAACTGCGGGACAGCGGCTTCCAGCCGCCCTGTAATGTCAACGATGTGTGCCATGTGTTATCTCCTTTTGTCATTTGTTTGTAACAAAAAGGGCGAGAGATCGACCCTCGCCCCTGCGTTGTTGTGCGGATTGTCCGTCCTAATCCGAGTAGACGTTCACCATCGTCTCGGATGCCGGGAAGATGTACCCCGATAACCCGCTGATCTTGACGCCGACCGTGCCTTGCGAGACGGCGCTGATCGCAATCGTCCACACCTTGTTTGCGCCCGTCAACGCGCCCTTTGTTGCCGCTCCGGTACCGGCGCTCAATGTGATGTGAGACGCCAGCAAGCCGGAAACGTCCTTGTCGAGCGTGATTCTGATCGCCGTGCTGTCCGCTGACCCGGGCGCGCCTCCGACCTGCTCAAGCTTCATGATCGTCATAACCACGCCGCCTGATTCAAGATAAGTCGGCTTGCCGTCTGACATAAGCTCGAACTCAAGCGCGCTGACGTTCACCGAATCGCCGCCGAAGTGCCTGCTCACATTGACAACGGTATCAAAGATCATCGCGTCGCCGTTCGGGAACACGACCGCTGCCGTTGTGGTGCAATGCGTTCCTGTTTTTAGCGCAAGTCCGGCGACATAATCGTTCCCCGGATCGCCCTGATAACGTTTACCGTTAAGACCAATTCCGAAGCCCTTGCCGGTCATCAAGCGACGTACCCAGCCTACGGCGTCCATGGGATTCCACTCTTCGACGTTGCCATCGATGGACGGCTCGAACGTCTCCATTTCCGCGATCTTAACCATCGCATCAATGGCCGCCCTGTTATGTGTCGCAATTTTGCCCGTCAACGATATCTTAAATTCGATATCGAAAACGGGATAAACACCTAAAGATGCCATTTAGTTATCCTTCCTTTCTGAAATAAACATCGAAATCAAGGACGCACTCGAAGATATCTCTGTCGCCCTTGCCAATTAAAACGGGCGCTTGCCGGGCATCTACCCAGCACTTGCGCCCACCGATTGTTTCTTGCGTACTGCATGATTGCAAACGCTCATAAATCTCTATCGCCTTTTCTTCGCAAGGCGTCGCCGACGTGCCCCACCTGATTAACAGTGAGATCGCCTTAACTCCGTACCCTGCCGGACCGTTCATTGTCTTTGGTTGCAATAAACCATGCCGACGGGCATAGACGCCGACAGCTTCATCCTTGCCTTTGTCGATTGCGCCAGTCGCCCAGTCGATCGTGGGAAACATTGAACGCAACCACAACATGACGTGTCGTGTAGTAATCATCGTCAACCTCCCATCAATTTTTTCATGTGCATCGCAAATACTCTCGGGATGAACATGCCTTTGGAGTGTCCGGGCAGGTACGGGTCAAGCCATCGCCCGCCTGCGTGAGGGTTCTTGTCCTGCCGGAAGTTAAAGTCCGGATTGAAGTACAAGCGCCGCGCATAAGGACCCATCGAGATAAGACGAATCGTCCCGTCCTTCGCAAGCTCGTAATCAATGTAAGTGAGCAAGTTCTGTAACGCTCCTGTATCAAACGGCATTGTTTGACTCATGATCAAGTCGGTCAAAAGCGAGTCGCCTGTCTGCTCAAGCGCCGTCGTTTTCTTGCTGTCGAATGACTTCAGCCACGCCGGATTAAGCTCGACCTTGACATCGGTGAATTGAATGATGCTCGCCACGTTAGATCAGCTCCAATCTCGTATGGTTTACAGACCCGTCCGGGTTGCGCGGCCTTGAGTATCCGATGATCTTACGTGCCGGGAAGTCTTCAATCTTCGCCGTGCCTTCCGTGAACTGAACGCCGGGCAGGATGTCACCTTTGACATGGATAACTCCTGCAAGCTTGACCCACTGCCCGTCTTTGTCCTGCACACGCCTCGCCTTCTCGGAGAAGTTGACTAACCCCTTCCAACGCCCGACCTCTTCAGGTCCGCCGTCGTCGCCTAAGCCGCCGTGTAACACGATCTCGCAAGGCGTCACGTCCCATGCGTCGAGATAAGGAAGTTTCGCAATCATCGCAACCTCCGATCCAGTAACCCTGTCGGCATGAGAAGAGAGATCGCGCCTTCACAAACCTTGTAATGCTGCTCAAGCGCGCTCTTCCCGCTGTCTGCCTTTCCTGCCACAGACACGTCGCCAATGGAATACCCGTCGATTGCTGATGATACCGACTCAAGCTCACCGTATTTGTAGGCATGATCGGCCTGCGCACACGTCGCCAGCTTCACCTGCGCCTGCGTAAACGCAGGCCAATCATCTAACTCGCCGATCCGGTACATCGTGGCGTTGTCAATCGCCCTGCTTGCGTCGGCTAGAGCCTTCTCAAGGTCATCGTCAGGGATGGCCTGACCGCCGTATGTGTCCTTGTAATATTCCGCATCGCAATAGGCCATCTCCTAACCCCCTTACTTCTTCTTTGCCTTAGCTTCAGGCTTCGATTTCAGTGCCTTATCAAGCTCAGCCTTGACTGATTCAAGTTCAAACCTTGCAAGTTCAAGCTCGGCTTTTGCCTGTTCAAGCTCGGCTTTCAGTTCCTCATACTTGGCATAAGGCACCGTCTTGCCGTGGCCGTGGTGTAAGAGTTTGTCGCCTTCATAGATGTCGAATCCTAAAGCCCGGTACTGCTTGACCTCTGCGCTTTCGATTTTCAGCACCTTATTACCTTTTTGCGCTGTAAACATGTTTTATGCCCCCTTTGTTGTTAATCCGTTATGCCTTACGACCCGTAAATCTCGACAATCGTTGCCGCCGGGAACCTGTAACCGGTCAAGCCAGCAATGCCGACACTCACCGTTCCGGATGTCGGAGATGAGAGAGCAAGCGTCCACTCTTTGGCTGAACCGCTCAACGCACCCTTGGTTGCCGAGCCGGTGCCCGCCGTGATCGTGAAGTGAGAGGCTTGCAAGCCGGTCACATCCTTGTCAAAGGTGAATTTGATGCCGGTTGAAGGCGTTCCGCCGGATGCTCCGCCCTGCTGAACCGCCGACACGACCGCAACAATCGTTTCGGAGTAGATGTTGACAAGTCCCGGAGTTGTCGGGAAAGCGTACCCGGCTAGACCGCTTACCTTGATTCCGACGTTACCTTCGACAGGATTGCTGATTGCAAGCGTCCAGACTTTACCGAATCCGCTTACTGTGCCCTTCGTGGCTGATCCTGACCCGCTAGAAAGCGTGATATGAGACGATTCAAGGCCTACCACGTTTTTATCGAACGTGATTTTGATGCCGGTCGAATTGACCGATCCGGATGTTCCGCCGACCTGCTCAATCGAAGAGATGCCGACCGCCACGGCACCGGTGTCAACATTGATCTTCACACCGTCAAGCTTTTTCTCGATCAGGAACAGGTCGCCATAGCACCTGTTCTGATACAGCCAACCATTGCCTTGCGTGTGAGTGCCGGGCGCCCAAAGATAGATAGAATTGTGCTTATC